CCCTGTTTTCAGGGAACGGGATACCAAAACCGAAACCAAACATATCACTCATCTTTGCTCTCCTTTTCTTTCTTGAAAAATCTCTTGTTAAGTTCTTCCAGAGAGATCCCCATTTTACGGGCTACCACCTTTTTCATGGGGAGCTCTCCCTGTTTTCTCTTTATCTGCCTCTTTAGGTTTCTCATACCGCCCATGAGTTACTTATCCTCAGGCTTATCAAAGTAACTCCCCAGATACTTGTTAAAGTATTCCAGATTGTACCGGGCTTTCTCAAGGTTCTCCTCAGCCTCAGTAATCTTTTTCTGGAGGAGATCCACGGCTCTCTCCTTTGTGAGCTTGATAATGGGGTTAGCCTTTGTGAGCATCTTCACACTATCCCCGGTATCATCCGTGATCAGGATAGTTTTCACATCCACTGAGCTATAGGAGTGATCCACATACACCACCTGTACCGCTGGCTTATCATCAAAGGGGAGGATCTGAACCACTACACCGGGGAAAGTTTCCCAGCTATCATAGCCTTTCTTGAGGATCTGTACCTCATCTCCCACCTTGATCTCCTCTGTTACAAACATACTCTCATCCACTGAGTAGGTAATCCCATTTACCTCAATCTGTTTCATAGCTTACCTCACTTTCTTTCTGAGCCCTCAGGCTGTAATTTTCTTGACACTGAGTAATAACGGGATACCCTGAGAGATTTTAGGCAAGAAATTAAAAAAAAATTCTGAGCCACTAAGAGCCCAGATTTTTGTAAATGGGTTTTCTCCCCCTTAAACCCCCTCTTTCCCATCCCTCTATCCTTTACTCTCTATCTTTTTCTTTTAACCCCCATTACTCCTAAATCTAATTATATATAATTATAATAATATAATAATTAAGGGGTTAATTATAATGGCACATCTTATACAGGTTTTCAAAAGTTTCTACTTGAGAGTAGAAAAAAAAAAGAGGGCTCAGCCCTCTCTCTTTTTGCTCATGTTTCCATAGCGTTCTTTATGTGTTTTCCCGGCATAGGCTTTTATAGTCTCAGTATCCTCAGCACTCCAATACTTGTAACCATTCTCAGCCACATAGGGAGGAGGGATCAGCCGCTCCTCTCCAGCTTCAGCTTTTCGCTCACTTGATTTCATCCAGTTCTTTAGGCTCTGAGTGGAGATCCCACACATAGCCGCTACCTCTGTGACCGTATAGAACGGGCAACCATCAAAGATTTTCATATATTCCTCACACTCCTCAAAGGGCTCTCAGATATTCCTCAATATACCACTCATTTGTGAAAACCTATATAACATCCTATCATGAGTAACTCACATTTTCAAGATTTTATACAGGATCTCTTTAATATCTTTTGTATTGCCCTTGCCCTCAATAACCCTATCAAATAGCTCCTTGTTATCCCTCAAAAGCTCCTCAATGCTCTCATCTACAGTACCCTGAGCCACTAAAGAAATTACATTCACAGTATCCTCAGTACCGATCCTGTGAGCTCTATCCTCAGCCTGTCTATTTTCAGCATCCCAGTATTTTTTATCCACAAAAAATACATAAGAGGCTTTATTGAGAGTGAGCCCGGTACCCATTGCTCCTATAGTTCCTATAGCTACCTTACAGGAGGGATCACTCTGAAATCTATCTACCTCTCTCTGTCTCTCCTCAGGATCTACAGCACCCACGATATAAGCCGGGTTATAGGCTCTCAGAGCATCTCTATACAGCTCTGTTACTTTCTCCCACTGAGAGAAAATAAGGGCTTTCTTGCCGCTCTCAGTGATCTCCTCCAGCATATCTACCACTCTATCCAGCTTTGCATTATCCTCAGTGAAAAGCCCTCCTGTGAGCTGTCTGAGTCTCAGGGTACACACCATAGGATTAGGCAAGGTTACTATCTCATCCAGCTCATCAATGATACCCTGTCTGATCTCCTTATACTTGAGCTCCTGTTTCTTTGTGAGCTCTATGTACTCTGTCTGATAGATCTTAGGCGGTAAATCAAGTACCTCCTCTTTCTTTCTCCTGAGCATCACTGTATTGAGTTTCTGGTTAAGCTCATCAAGGTTTTTATGTCCTACTACCTTATAGCCCCCAAAGCCTCCATAGATACAGTATCTATGAGTAAAGCGGTAATAGGTTCCCAGATCCCTTACCCTGAGCCATGTGAGGATATTCCAGAGATCCTCAGCCTTATTCATGGGGGTACCAGATAAACCTATCCTCACCTTACTCCTCAGATTTCTTACAGCCGCTCCCTGAGTACAGTTTCCATTTTTGGCTTTATGGATCTCATCCACAATGATAGCCCCTATGATATCATTCTGGCATCCCTCCCAGATAGCATCCATCAGTTTCTCAATTCTGAGTGACTCAATATTGATAATCCCAAAATAAGCATCACTGTTTAACCATGCCCGGATCTGATCCAGCCTGATATCAGAGGTTTTCCCGTCTATCATTACTGAGTGCTCATCTGAGTGTATCAGGATCTCTTTTCTCCAGTTATATTTTACTGAGTTTACTCCACATACTATCAGACATTTCCCCAGCTCATCCTTACGGGCTACTGTGATATCTATACTCTCTTTGGTTTTCCCTAAGCCCTGATCATCAGCCAGTAAAAAGCTATCTCTCTGATATCCCACATTGAAAGCCTCAATCTGGTGAGGAAAAGGCTTTGTTTTGAAATGGTAATCCACTATAGGCTTTATCCCCCGGAGCCTCTCCTTTGTATCCTCATAAGCCTCAGAGATAGCCCCAGCCTCTTTCCTTACCAGCCCCCTGAGGTACTGAGCCTCAATATTGATATTATCTATCCCAAAGATATCTACCAGATTGATAAGCTCACTTGAGGGGATCTCCCATGCTCTATCCTCCGGGAGATACCGCCTTTGCCCCAGCCTCTTTATCTTTTCCACTGTCTGAGGGCTATACTTGAAAGATACCTTAAAGGCATCCCGGAAATATTCACCCTTTTCTACTTTCTCAAGATTGATCATAAAAAAACCTCCTTTACCATGTAGTAACGGTAAAAGAGGTGAGATATTAGGCAAAACCTATAAAATATTTTCAAAAACCTATATACAATCTATTAAGCGGCAAGCCTCAGCTCTACCTCATAATTTTTAACCTTTGTACGGGAAAGTATCTTTGTTTCCTGACATACTGCAAAGATCCCCTCCCCGGCAATTATAACCCCTCCTATCAAATCCAGCTCAATAATGAGGAGATTATTTTTGCTCACTGTGATTTTCTGAGAGTGCTCAATCAGGAAATCTATTTTATTCTCTATGAAATCCTCTGAGGAGATCCACATATCAAGCTCTTGATCTATGTTAGCTATCACAGCCTCAATATCCCGGATATCCTCATTCTCCTCCACCGGGGTAACAGATCTCTCCAGCTCTTTTATCTGAGCCTCTATCTCTGAGAGCCTCCCCCGGTAATCCGGTTTATCTATGATCCCATCTAAGTAGGCATCTGTGAGCCTCTCCTTTTTCTGCCTGAGCTTGCTGAGCTCACCAGATACCCTCTGAGAGCTTGTGTTTGCCCCTGAGAGGCTTTCTTTGAGATCCTCCAGCCATTTTATCATAGTAGCCTTTACAACCTCTCTACGGGGCTGTAAATCGCACACAATACCCTTAATGATCTCTCTTACTTTGTTCTCAGGTATCCTTACATAGTCAGAGCAAAGGGCATCCCCTTTAGAAAGCTGTCCTGAGCATTTCCAGTACAGGTAAGTTTTATCCTTATACTTTCCTCTATGCCCCCACATTACTCTCCCACATGAGGCACAATAGAGCTTTCCGCTCAGCTTTTCACAGCCCACCTTTTTACCTCTCCCATCATGAGCCCTCACTCTGGATCTGATAATCTCATTCACTTTCTCCCAGCTCTCTTTATCCACCAGAGCCGGGATAGCATCATCTACAATCACCCACTCATCCTCAGGCTTTGTAACTATCCTTTTCAGATCAAAATCTCTGTGATATCTGTTAATCACAAGAGTACCCTTATTTTTCTCATTTTTCAAGATCCTGAGAATGGTATCATAGTTAAAAGCTCTGCCCTCTCTGTTTTTGTACCCGTGACTATTGAGGTACTCCATTACCTTTTTTGCGCTGAGATCTATGAGGTACCGGGAGTAAATCAGCCTCACCACCTCAGCCTCTTTCTCATCAATTACCCACTTACCATCTGAGATATCATAGCCATAGGTTGAGGGAGATCCTACAGCGGAAATATCCTCCCCAGCTTTGGCTTTCTCCACTCTCCTCCTGTGAGCATTATTGAGCTTTTTGCTCAGCTCCCGGCTGTACTCCTCAGCAAGGATAGCCTTGATCCCGGTAATGAGGGCATTATCTGAGGTATAAAACTGGTTATCAATGTAGATAAAGAGTTTCTTACCGTGGGTAAGCATCCGATCCAGAAATAAATACCAGTCTTTCACATTCCTCATTAAACGATCCTGAGACTTGATTACAATGATATCAAACTTATCCTCCTCAAGATCCTCAAAGAGCCTCCTGTACTCATCTCTCCCTCTAACCTTTGTACCGCTTTTACCCTCATCCACATACTCACCTACCAGAGCCCAGCCCTGAGCCCGGATACAATCCCGGCACTCCTCCACCTGTTTACTGAGAGCATTAAGCTGTTTCTCCTCCTCAGTGCTCACTCTGGCATAAAATACCGCTCTTTCCATCCTGTTTCCTCCTGTGTTCTCCTTGAGATATTTGATAGGTTTTACAAAGTATCTCAAACATATTATACAGCTTTTTGAAAGAATGTAAATACACCTCTTTCACCTGAGTGATAACGGCATTTCTCCTCACTTTTTAGGCAAAAAAAAATAAGGGGAGATTGCTACCCCTTTAATAGCAATCTCCCCACTCTTAAAATAACCCTTTGGATTATAAGAGTATCAGATCCTCTTTCTTGACCCAGCTAACAATATCACTCAGGAGGCATCTATCAGATTTCACCTGAGTAACAAAGTAAGTAGAGCCCTTTACAAAGCTGGCTATATTCTGCCCTGTGGCATACTTCTTAGCCGTTCTCTTGACCCTTACCCGGCATCCTTTGAAGAAATCCCCACTTGTGGGATACTTGATTTTCTGCCCCACATTGATGATATCCGGGTTAGGGATCTTATTCAGATCTACAAGTACCTGTACCGTGGTTTTCTTAGCCTTTGCAATAGCTGAGAGTGTATCTCCAGCCTTTACAGTGTAAGTCTTAAAGGATACCCCCTCAGAGCTCTTATTTGCCTTTTCCTGAGGCTTTTCCTCCTTAGGGGTACTCTCCTTAGCCTCTGAGTATTTAGGCACCGCAAAGCCCCGGATATAGCCCCAGCCAAAGGCTACAGTTCTTCTACCGACCTTGCCGCCCATGTTACCCTCAATTACTGTAAAGGTTTTCTTAGAGGTATTCACACTCTCCACAATACCGATATGATCAGCATACCCATCATTAGGCTGTGTACCATCATCCCAGTTATACAGGACAATCCAGCCCGGAGCCGGGATAAGAGTACCATCCTCTTTCCAGATCCCTTTAGCCTTGAAAATCTTGATATGCTCCTCACAGCCGCACTCTACACCGCCGATAAGATCCACGGCATTATTTTTAATAAATGCCGCTGATACCGTGGTATCACAGAAAGCATCTG